TTGATACCGGGTATGGGACCATCTGTATCCGAACCTGATGAAGGAGCACCTCATGTCTGAGCCCGCATCGTGGAGTGAAGACCACAAGATCGACGCCTGGGAGGTCGGGGTGCATCCCGTCCCCGCCGCCTACCCGGGCTCCAACATCTCGTTGGGCACGGTGATCATGCACGACAAGGAGACCGACGAGTGGACGATGGTCCCCGTCGAGCAGTTCGACCGGGACTACGAGTGGGCCTGATCCACTAGGGCTCTGCAAGGCTGTACGGCACCTATCGGAACACCTATCGAGGAGATATGAGATGGCCCGTCGGGCTGGGTTGAGCAGGTTGAAGGAAGAGTTCGTCAAGTGCCGCTCCTGGGGGCACGAATGGGACCAGTTCATGCCTCTCCGCCGCAAGGCGGCGTGGGGCACGCTGCTGTCCCTCCGGTGCTCCCGCTGCACGATGGAGCGGCACGACACCATCGACTACAAGGGCGACGTCACGGCCCGGGAGTACAAGGCCCCCGAGGGCTACAAGTTGACGGGCAAGAGCCGTGGGGACCGTCTGAAGGGCGCTGACCTGCGTCTGGAGATCCTCCGCCGTCAGCGGGTCAAGCCGGAGCCTGCCAAGAAGAAGGCGGCGCTGCGGTCGGTGTCATGAGCGACAACCTCATGCGGTCGAACGTGCATTGCACGAACTGCTACCGGGACTTCTCGGCGGAACTCGATCTGGATCTGGAGGGCAACCACGTCATCGTGTGCCCCCTCTGCCAGCATGAGCACTACCGGGTGGTCCGCAGGGGCGTGGTCACCGAGGAGCGCTGGCGCTCGTCGTCGGGCCCGGTGTACTACGCCGCCACCTCCACCGCCACGATCTCGGTCTCGTACTCGTCGTGGGACACCACCTCGACCGGAGGGACGTCGATATCGTCCACGTTCACCCGGGATGTGTGGCTGAACGGGACGGCGATTACATGATCGTGGCCTCCACTATCGTGTGCCCTTCTGGGGGCTACTACGACAGTGATCGGCGGGCGAGGTGCGGTGGCTTCCGAAGCGGGACGAGGACCACTGGTACTACGACGAGCCCGTCCACTTCGGCCTGGTGTTCGTCGTCGTGCTCGCAGCGACGATCCTCGTCTCCGCCTTCGCCTTCGCTCTCTTCTCCGCCCTCTACCTCAGTTGAGGTTGGGGTCGGGGCGAGTCAGGAGTTCCTGCTCCAGGGTGAAGATCTCCCGGCGTGCTTCGATGTCCTTGTCGATGAGGTCGGCGTACAGCGCTGCGCTCACCGTGGCGGCGTGGAGCAGGGCCGCCCCGACCTTGTAGGCGGTCTCCGGAGACATCGCCATCATCGCCAGGATCGGCTCGATGTCCTCGTCGGAGGTGAGCGGGAAGCCGAGGCGAACCTCGGGAAGCCAGGTGTCCTCGTCGCCCGCAATCGAGACGAAGATGTCTTCGCCCGGGGTCTTCGATTCGTTGTCGTCCATGCCCCGATCCTATCCCTGACCCCTCTCGTCGGTTAGGGTCTCTTCTGTAAGACCCAGATCCACCCCGCCCCCGCAAGGGGGCCTTGTCATATCCCCGAACAGGAGAGCCATGAATGCATTTCCGTCTGATAGCGGTACTGGTGTCATTGGCGCTCGTCGTGCTGATGCTGAACGTCGGGTCGGCTGGACTGTCCCTTCCTGATCCGCCTGAGCCGAGCGTCGCCGTGAAGGTGGCGACTGAGCCCGTCTGGAGCGTTGAAGCGCAAGCCGCCGAGGCTCAGTCCGTCGCCGTATGGATAGAGGGCGTTCGTGCCGAGGAGGCTCGACAGGCTGCCGAGGCTGCCTGGTACGAAGGCGTCGCTGCCGAGATCACTCGCCAGGCGATGCTCAGCGGCGACACTCGCTATGCGAATGCGAGTAGCACCTTCATCCAACCCGAGGTGCGGACCGGTGTCGTCCAGCGTGGCTCGACCTACGCCGACGCTGCCGAATGCACCCGGGCCCATGAGGGCTGGTACGAAGCCAACACCGGCAACGGGTACTACGGGGCCTACCAGTTCAACCAGGGCACCTGGAACAACACCGTTGCTGCGATGGGTCGCTCCGACCTCGTCGGTGTTCGTGCGAGTGACGCAAGCCCCGCCGACCAGGACGCAGCGTTCTGGTACCTGTGGGGCGATGGTGCCGGAGCGAGTCACTGGGGTCACCGCTGCACGGAGTACGCATCGTGAGGCGGCATCACCTGATAGCCGTTGCTCTCTTCGTCGCAGTGGCTGTCGCAGTGCCCGCTCTGCTCGATGCTTCACACCCACGCTCCTCGTCGGCTGAGGCTCCACCGACGCCGATCCCAACAGCCGGGGCCCCCGGCTGGGTGAGCGCAGCATGGGGGGATGCCTACGCTGCTGCGGCTGACGCCGAGATCGCACGACTGGCGGCCGAGGCAGAGTGGTACGCCGGAGTCCAGGCCGAACTGGATCGTCAGGCCGAAGAAGCCGCTCGTCGGGAGGCGGCAGCAGCGATGGCCCCAGCGAACCCGAGTGGGAACAGACCACCGGACGGCGGGCACTCGGATGCCTGGTGGCACGGCGTGGCGATCTGCGAGCAGGGCGGGAGGAACGACCCGTACTACGGGTACTTCTCGTTCATGGACGGGTCGTCCGGTGGGAAGTCCTGGGCCGAGCAGGTCGAGATGGGCAACGCACTTCTCGCCCGTGTCGGGCGTGAGGTGGGGCCCTGGGCGGCGTCGTGCGTGGCGGCTGGCTACGCAGCGTCACCGGACGGCTGAGCGATAATCTCAGCGGAGCGGAGCGAGCGAAGGAGGTCGGCGGGTGCCCAGGGAAGATCACCTCTACATCGATACGGACGTGATCGATCTGGCTCCCTGGATCCACACGCCGACCTCCTCTCGCGTCTCCCGCCTCCGGTACGACCACGGCAACCGAGCCGTGCAGGTCCAGTGGACCAATCAGAAGAACGTCGGGTACGTCTACGGCGACTGCACCTATGAGGAGTACCGCCGGTTCGCCCGGGCGGCCTCCCGGGGGCAGTACATCAACCGGGAGTTGAACGCCTTGCCGTACCGCCTCATGTCGGCCGACGAGGTCAACGCCGTCGGCAACGAGAACCGCAAGGGCATCACGTCGAGGGTCGAGCCGTGAAGATCTGGGGGCAGGAGCCCGTCTACGGGGTCTGGGAGACCGAGGCCACCGGCAAGATCTTCTCGATCTCCTGGTTCCATGAGGTCGAGCCTCCCCATAGGGCCGGGAAGGCGATACGGATCCGTATCAGGACCAAGGCCATCCACTTCGGGGTCTGCGGCAAGGCCAAGCGACCCATCTTCCGTGAGACGGACAAGGGCATCGAGGAGATCAAGTCATGGGAATACGAGTCCGAGGACTGAAGAAGGCCAAGGGACCCGCCCCAGACCCTCTCCCCGAGCCCACAGGGCGGCTGAAGGGCCTCCCGAGCGATGACGTGTACCTGCTGGCCGAGACGGCCCTCATGGCCTCCCAGCAGCGCCTGAGCGAGTTCCGGAAGGTCTCGCCGGGGACGAAGGCGGGCGTGCTGGTGCTGCTCCGGGGCGAGGTAGAAACCGCCCTCCAGGCTGTTTACGAACTCTCCAGGCGGGTATAGCCTCCAGGTTGCAGCGAAAGTATTCCGTACGCTACACTGGGCGGCATGATGAACGAGCAACTGTCGCTAGACCTCACCGAGAACGCATCGTCGCAACACGGAGTCACCGTCTACCGAGACAACGAACGACTGTTCGGGTTCGGCATGGACTCCTTCGCCGCAGCGCAGGACATCAGGCGGCGCATGATCGCCCTGTTTGAGCGCTCCTACCGTTTGCCGAACGTCGTCTGGGAGGACGTCCCCCGGGGATCCGGGTGGTACGGGCTCAAGCCCCAGCCCCCCAAGCAGGTCGACACGTTCTGCATCACCGCTTTCTAGGAAGAGTCGGAGAACTCAATGCCTGAGCAAGTCACGAACGAAGAGCGCCTGGCGTCCCTGGAGTCCCGAGTGGACTTCCTGGAGAAGCAGAGGCCCGGTCGACGGATGAAGCCGAACGTCACCTCCAAGGAGGGGGTGTGCGGCCTGGATCCCGAGAGGGACTCGGCCACCTGCCCGGAGGCGAGCATCTACCGGTATCAGAAGGGATGCCAGGGGAAGCGCTGCGTGGAGATCAACAAGGCGTACTACGCCGCCTATCGGGAGAAGCAGCGCAAGGAGTCCCCGACCGAGGTCGACCTCGATCAGACGGCCCTGGCATCATCCTGACTCCAACAGCGAGGGGCCGTGTCGGGATGGTCAAGGGCGTGGCGTGGACCCACTGGAAGTGCGAGAAGGGCCACGTCTACGAGTCCCCCGTCCCCGTCACGGCCGTCCGGTGCGGCGAGTGCGCCAAGAGCGTCACGGTCAAGTCGAAGGCGTGGATGAAGCCGGTCTTCCCACAGCCCTGATCCATCGTTACCCTCAATCTCAGACGCACGACGTGCGGATCGGTCCTGGGTCCTGCGTCTGATGAAGCCCCCCTTCCCGCTGTCGGCGGGTTGGGGGGCTTCCTTGTGCGTTACCCTGTGCTGGTGATCCCCCCTCTGTACGAAGACCTCGGCATGGATCCGATGGAAGAGGAGCCCCTCTTCGACATCGATGAGTCCCAGGAGATCTCCGACGAGGACGAGCACGACGACTACGACGACCTGGACCCTGAGCAGGCCGAGTTCGTAGACCAGTTGATCAAGCGGATCCTCATCTTCTGCGAGGAGTTCTCCGGCTACGAACTCCGCCCATATCAACGGGATCTGGGATACCGAATCGTTGAATCGCTGATCATGTGCGACGGCGAGGAGGTCACGGCGCTCTGGGCCCGCCAGTCGGGGAAGAGCGAGACCCTCTCCATCGTCGTGGCGGGCTGCATGGTCATCCTGCCCAAGTTGGCCCTCTCGTTTGAGATGCTCGACCGGTTCAAGCGGGGCTTCTGGGTGGGCATCTTCGCCCCCACCGACGGCCAGTCGGACCTGCTCCACAGCCGGGTCGTGGACAAGTTGACCTCGGACCACGCCCAGGAGTTCCTGGTCGACCCCGAGTTGGACGACAAGGTCGAGGGCAAGGCCAAGGTGATCCGGCTCCGGTCCGGGTCCTTCTGCCGCAAGAGCACGGCGAACCCCCGGGCGAAGATCGAAGGTGCCTCATACCACCTCGTCGTCATCGATGAGTGCCAAGAGGCCGACGACATGATGATCCGGAAGTCGATCCACCCCATGCTCGCCGCCTACGCCGGGACCATGGTGAAGATCGGCACCTCGGCGTTCCACAAGGGCGACTTCTACAAGGCCATCCAGTTGAACAAGCGCCGGGGCACGATGCGGCGGGCCCGGACGAACCACTTTGAGTACGACCACAAGACCGTCTCCAAGTACAACCCCTACTACGCCAAGTTCATCAAGCAGGAGAAGATCCGGCTGGGGGAGGACAGCGACGAGTTCCAGATGTCGTACTGCCTCAAGTGGATGCTCGACCGAGGCATGCTCATCACCGAGGACGACCTGGACTTCCTGGGCGACCCCTCGATGCCCCTGGTGCGGTCATGGCACCGGACTCCTTGCGTTGTGGGTATCGACCCGGCCCGGGTGAAGGACTCCACCGTGGTGACCGTGTGCTGGGTGGACTGGGACTATCCCGATGCCGCCGGGTTCCGGGAGCACCGGATCCTCAACTGGCTGGAGATCCACAACACGGCCTGGGAGGAGCAGTACTACCAAGTGCTCGACTTCCTTGACAACTACGACCTCGCCTACGTCGGCGTGGACGCCCAGGGCATGGGCTCCGCCGTCGCTGAGCGCTTCCAGCGCCTCCTGGGGCACCGCTGCGAGGTCATCCCGGTGACCTCGGACCTGAAGAACCAGGCCGACCGCTGGAAGCACATGATCGAGTTGCTCCAGCGCCGGATGATCATCTACCCCGGCCACTCCAAGGCACGAAGAACAAGGGTCTGGCGGCGTTTCCGGCAGCAGATGGAAGACGCCGAGAAGGTCATCAAGGGCCAGTACATGATGATCCAGGCCCCCGAGGACGAGCGGGACGCCCACGACGACTACGTCGATAGTTTGGCGATTGCTTGCTCTATGTCGCTATCGGATACGACCCCATACGTCGAGACGTTCGACGCCCCCTGGTACAAGTGATGGGCACCATTCTTGACTGGCTCTGGGGGCATGGGGGTACAGTGCCCAACGTGAAACCGCCCCCGGTCAACGTCACGGTCAACGTGGTGCTGCCACCTGAGTTCCTCGACGTCCTGCTTCGCATGGAGTCGAAACTCGACAACATAGGAGACATGATGTCCGACCTGTCCGATGCCGTAGACGCAGTTCTC